GCTATCGTTGCTATTCCAGGTTCATTTGATTGGAATGTACCACTAGCAAAACTGACAATTGAAGGAGTTGCATAATGGATATGGAAATGTTAGTAGATATGTTCACAAGAATGACCGAAGCTGATAGAAAACAGTTTGCTCATCTGCTATTGAACAAAGACGAAAAACTAGCAAGAGAAGTTGCTAGAACAATAAACATAGCGATAAGAGACAGCACAATACCATTTATGGATTAGTGTTACATAAATGGTACACTTTTTATCATATGAGAAAAAAATGCATTTAAGTGAAAAAAAGCATGTACATTCTCACCATTATGGGGTAGGATGGTACCATAATAAAGAAAACGAGGAGAAAAAATGACTAGCACAGAATTAAAACAGCATCAAGATAAATTAAGAGAAGCTCTAAAAAATCTACTAGATTGGGATGTAGAAAACGAGGCAAAAGGTTTGCACATTCTCTCAGTTGAGATTGGTAGACTAAGCGTTATTCTTGAAAAACTTGAGGAGACTGTATAATGATAAACGTAGCAGAATTAAAAGCAGAACTTAAAGATCTTATGTTAGATTACAATGCGATCATGGCTGGCATGATGCCAACTACTAACGAAGCTTCTATCAGTGATAGAATACATGAGATTATGGCTAAACTTAACATCGAGCCAACTGATCTTATAGACATCGCTTTTCCAGTGGATATGTCATGATTAGAGAAGGATTAACATACGTCATGTTAGCTGTATTTGCCTTCGGTTGGATGGACATAGGATTTGGTCCTCAATGGACTTGGTGGTACTTAATCGCCTACTTAGGCGGAGGAGTTTAAATAAATGAACTTAGTTAAGTTTATGTCATCTGTATATCCTGACCTACAGGAAATACATCCAAATCGTTTGGTATCATACTATTGCATGTCAAGCTATTTGTATTATGAAAAACAAAAGAATGTCTTAAGCGATGCAGATTACGATACACTATGTAAAAGAATACTAAAAGAATGGGATAATATTGAACATCCTCATAAGTACAAGCTTTCGAAAGAAGCTTTAGCCGCTGGTACTGGCTACACAATGAACTATACAAATTTAATTATGGATGCTGCTGAAAAGTGGCTTAAAGATTGGGAGAAAGAAAATGGGAATTAATTTTAATAGATCAAACGGAATATCAGAATCATACGTTGGTAGATTTGACAAAGAAAATCCAGAAGATATGGAGCAACTAGAAATAGTAAAGCAAGTCGTCAGATGGATGAATAAAGATGTGAAAGACTTGTTGAAGTATGATTGTGGTGGCACCTTTAAAAAGTGGAGACTTGAGTATAAGGGCCGAGAGGTATATAAAAAGATGAAGACTAAAACTAGTAAAGGTCCTGTTAAATACAAGCCAAATGGTTTTGGTTCTTTAGTTGGTGGAATGAAAAACGCCAGAATAATTGATGCATACATTTATAGGAGATATGGATATTATGAAGACTGATATAGAATACAAATTTAGCGAAGATAAGTCAATAGAGCTGTTGAAAAGACATATCGATAGAACTTACACCAGCCATTATTCAAAAAATAAATTTCAATCAACTGAATTTATTACTGATTCTGGTCATGGTACAGGTTTTTGTATTGGTAATATAATGAAGTACGCTCAGCGTTACGGTAAAAAAGGTCATCGTCATGATCACAAGAAAGATCTACTTAAAATACTTCATTACGCTATAATTCAATTACATATCCATGAAAAAGATTTCATTGATGAGCATGGCATATCAGATACAGTTGCTGATAGATTGTTAGACGATTTAGTTGATACTACTCCGAAAGGTTTGTTAAACTCATATGGCGACGATTGTTAATACCTACTAATTGCATCTTAAACTTTTTTTTCTCCTCAGGTGCATGACGTAGGTATTCTTCTAAAGCTATTGAAGCAAAACCTTTAAACATTAATTTGCCGTCAACGAAAAATCGGCCTTGAGCTCCTTCGAGTTCGAGGCCGTAATTTTTATGGGTGTACACAAATTCTGCTGTCATTTTTTAAAACTATCATTTAATGAATCGACAACGCTATCGATATTAGGTTCAGATCCATTTGGATCGTATTTACATCGGTACTCATTAGGACATTGACCCTCTACAACTAAAGTATATGTGTTATTAGCTCCTTTATAGATACAAACTTGTTCACCACTTTTTGCAGTTCTTCGCTTATATCTTCTACAAGTTACATACTTAGGATCTTCCCTTTTACCTAATCTTTTTTCTTGCTCCCATGTCCAATCACTAAATTTTTTAAGATAACAAGAAAAACACTGAATTATATTAGGCGTTGTAATTTCTCTTCCGTATCGATCTTTCTCGGCGTTAACAGGCAATGCTACTAAACTTAATAAGAGAACTAATAATATTCTCAAATATAACCTCGTGTTGAAAGATAAATCCAAGCTACCCAAGTTATACAACCTGTTACTAAGATAACTAAGAATCCAATAGCGACCCATTCAAGAATCTTTCTTCTATACTCTTCTTGATCGTATATTGCCTTTTGTCTTTTCTTTCTAATCTCGCCTTCTGTTTTTAAAAGTTCTTCCCATGCTCCAACGCCTCTGCTAAACATGATAATCTTCTTAAGTTCCTCACGCATATCTTCGGCTTTCTTTTTAGCCATAAGTGTTTGTAGTGCTTCCTCTTCTACTGATCCTGCGGCAAAAAGCTTTTTAAACAGTGGAGGCTTTTGACTCATTTCTTCAGCTTTTTTGATATCACTAACTGCACCCATCCAACGACCAAGGTCACCAGCCATGCCTTCGATGTCACGACCTAATTGAAACCCTTTTTTGATAGTTGTAAATGCAGCTGAAGCAGTAGCTAGCGCTGTTACTGGATCTATCATATATTTGCCTTTCTACTAGTTAAAATGTCAACTCAGGAAATATATGATAAAGAATAATTTATACTATTTATAAAAAATAGAGTATAACAGATGTATATATATTATTTTAAACCCCAGGCAGAGTATCTCCTTACGATCCTGCCACACCCCCCTCGAAAGGACAATCATGAAATTATTTTTAAAGTTTTCATCAATAGTTGTATTGATGATGGTCTCGGCTTTTGTCTCACCAATATTTGCAGGTGATGATAAAGTCAAAGTTGGATTCATTTATGTAGGACCAGTTGGTGATCATGGATGGACATATATGCATGACCAAGGAAGACAAATGTTGGAAGAAGAATTAGGTCAACTAGTTGAAACCACTTATGTTGAATCCGTACCAGAAGGTGCTGATGCTGAGAGAGTCATAACACAAATGGCTTTACAAGGTGTTGACATTATTTTTGCCACATCATTTGGATATATGGAACAAATGCTAAACGTTGCAAAGAAATTTCCAGATGTAAAGTTTGAACATGCAACAGGATATAAAACCGCACCGAACATGGCGGTGTATTCTTCAAAGTTTTATGAAGGAAGATATATCCAAGGCGTTATAGCAGGAATGATGAGTAAAGAAGGAAAAGCAGGTTATATTGCTTCCTTTCCAATTCCAGAAGTTGTAAGAGGAATTAATGCATTCTATCTTGGTGCAACATCCATAAATCCTGACTTTGATCTCGATATTGTTTGGGTTAACACTTGGTATGATCCTGCAAAAGAAGGTGATGCAGCCTCTGTGTTAATTAGTCAAGGTGCTGACATCATAACACAACATACTGATTCGACTGCACCATTACAGATAGCACAAAATAAAGGCATACTAGCTTTTGGTCAAGCGTCTGATATGCATCATTTTGCGCCTGATTCTCAAATGACTGCGATTATTGATCAGTGGGGACCTTACTATGTCGAAAGAGTAATGGCTGTCATTGACGGTACATGGGAATCAAAAGACACATGGGGTGGAATGGATACTGGAATGGTTGAGATGGCACCATATGATAACATTCCAGATAACGTGAAGCAAATAGCATTGAATCTTGAAAATGCCATAAGATCAGGTGAGTTTGATCCTTTTGGTGGAAAATTTACTACAGGTGAACTTCTTGGAATGAATAAGTATCTTGAAGGTATCGATGCACAAATACCAAATTAAAGGTTTACATTTAATCCAAAATTTGGTATAATATAAATATAAATTCAAACGGTGAAGCCGAGTCAAAGTAGACTGGACCCGGGGGCGGTACCCGGCGGCTCCACCAAGAATATTGGCCCAAATGTAGCCTTCATAGCGCAGCGCGACAGGATTGGTAAGACAATTTAGGGTTTTAGAACGTGGCTTGGTTCTCCAATATTCTTGATGGGGCCGAAATAGGATCGACAGATATGGAGGCAACGTGGAGTTTGACGGTT